AGACTTTCTTGTCATGCAGTCTGCCGGAACCGCGCCTGATGCCGTTGCCCAAGGGGCAGCGCAGCAGCAGCAGCCAGAGGTTCGCCGTGCAGAGCCAGCGGCCCCTCGCACGCCAACCGGATCGCGCATTGATCTGTCGTTTATCAATCGCCTAAATGACCCCAGCCTATCCGAAGAGCAGGCCGCCGCTGAATACCAAAAGCTGCCTCCGGCGCTGCGCTACGTCTACGACAGGGCTGCTGACTTTTCGTACAACAACCAGGGCAGCGACACTCCTGCGCAGCTTGATCCGCAGGATGCGGCTGGGTGGCTGGATGAGTTTTACCAGCAACAGAGCAGACAGTCTGCCAGTCAAACTGAAGATAAGGCCAATAAGCCGCTCGGCCCACGCGAGCTTCAGCTCGCCATGGATGACGTTTCATTGATGCGCAACACAATTGAGTCTTTGCGCAACCACGAGGGCCGCAGCAAGGCGCTTGGGTATCGTGGACCGTTCAATATAGCCGCCCCGTCTTATTGGGGCGGCGAAGAGGACAAGGAAACCGGAAAAAAGAAACCGGCAGCAGGAACAGCGGCGGCAGGGTTTTCAAGTCTCATCGATAGCTCTCGAGCCAAGGTGTTCCTTCCCGTTATTCAGCGCATGCGTGGATTTGGCTCAATGCAGGTGCGGGAGGCTGAGGCTGCAGTCAATTCGGCAAACCGACTTTCTCTTGAATTGAGTGAGAAGGACTTTGGAAAAGCGCTCGAAGAGGTCGAAGATTTTGCCGACCGCTTCGAGGCCAGAGCTAAAGGTGCCCCTGTTGAGGAAATCAAAAAGCAGCGCGGAGCAGTCGCTTCGGCGCAGCCATCCGCCAAAGAAGAAACCTTCATGCACGAAGGTTACAAATACCGCAGACTCCCAGACGGGTCTGCCGAGCTAGTCGAGTAAACCTACATGCCGCCGAAAACATTAACGGCGGACCAGGTTGCACAGATTGATGGCCAGCGCGCGGCGCCGGCATTCAACCCTCGCAATCTTGTCCCGCAACGAGAGGAGTTTTTAGCCGACAGCATTACGGCGCAAAAACGCCGCGAGGCTGCTCCAGCTACGCTGACTGCAGAGCAGACAGATGCTGCCGAAGCGCAAACCAGCGTAGAGGCAATGACGCCATTCGGCCGAGCCATGGGCGCCGAGCCTAATCGGACGGCCGGCCCTGTCATGCAGCCAAAGAAGCGACTCTCGGCGAATGAGGTTGACCAGATTCGCTACGAGCAGATCAGCAGTCCGGCCTACATGCCGACCAAGGAAGAGTGGCAATGGTCGGAGAACTACAAGAAGACCCGGAATGACAGGGTTGCCCAATTCGGAAAAGCTGCCTGGAACGCTGGCGGCGGGATCGTTCAAATGGCGGCAGCTACAGCCTATGCGCCGTTTGATTTTATTGTGCGCGGGACCAAGGCGTATGACGAGTGGGTCAATTCTTCGGCCGAAGGAGTTCGCCAGTCCGGCATTGGTCTTGCGGAGCTGTGGTCTTGGGCTGGCGACGTTTACGAGGACAACCAGAAAGAACTGCAGCGCTACCGCAACCTCAACGATGATGTGCGCAAGCAGCTCGCCGCGGAGAACAAATTTACCGGCAATCCGCAGCAGGATGGGCAAATTCTTGAGCAAGCTATAGAGCAGGCCAAGGCGTCCGGTCTTTACGATAAGACCGCCGGCGACCTGCAGGAGGATGAGGACACGCGCTATCAGCGATTCATCCGCGACAGATCTTTCCAACAGCAGGCGGCGAACATTACCGAGACAAACATCGGAACACTGCCGGATGGCCGCGCTGAGATGGGCATTGATCCGGCCAAGGTCAACCCGGGGCTTGTGACGTTGACGCAATTTGTTGTCGATCCACTCAATGTTGCCACTGCCGGACTCGGCGTATTTGGGAAGCTGCGCCTGTTCCGCCGCGCCGCAGCGCTGACCGGAACTCCTCTCAAGGGATTGTCGCGCGTGGCCAAGTCCGGCGCGGACAAAGTGGACGATCTTTACGGCGGCATCGTCAGCCGTATTTACGACAAGACGGGATTAGACGAGGCGACAGCCATGTCCGCGCTCAACAACCCCGTGACCTGGCGCGCCGTGGCAGCTATGGCCGCTCTCAAGACAACTGGCAAAGTGCTGCGGAAGTCCGAAAACTGGCTTGAGACCGGAAGTATTATCGCCAAGGAAATGGGAACCGGAGGTGTCGGCGTTGCCCGTGCAGACGCCGCAACAAGGCTGCGCAGCGCACCGATTCCTGAGCGCTACCGCCGAGCCTATGAAGGATTCTTTACATCGGCCGACAGCACGCTGCGCCGCGTAAGCGAGACGCCGGGACTGTCGCCGGTTGCCCGACGCTCAGCGGCGACCCTTGATCGAATGGGCGCAACGCAGGCGTTCCGGCTTGCTGATGATGCTGTTAGCGGAGTCGCGGCTACGGCTCCGATTGCCGTTCCGCTTGCCATTTTGGCGCCAGAAGACCGTCAGCCGGAGCTGCTCGGCTCAATCGCAGCCATCGGCGCCATCGGCGGAACAATCGGTGGCAAGGCCCAGCGCATGTCGCAGATGGACGATGCCCTGGTTGCCAAGATGCTGGCAGACGCAGAAGTGTCCGGTGGAGACGCGGTGTCGATGGCCAACATGCTGGGACACGACATGCTGGTGAACATCGCTCGGAAAACTAGCGTCATGTCTTCCAAGGCGGATTTCGTCCCGCTGCGTGGCGTGGAATACGAGCTGAACACCACGGTCAAAGAGGCGATGGGCCAGGGCAACAAGGGCATCTATGTGGATGCGCGCAAGGGCGAACGTCCTCGCGTATTTCTGAACATCGACAAGATGGCAACCGGCGATGTGGCCGGCCATGAGATTGGTCATGCCATCCTCAAGAGCGACATTCTTGGCGGGAAGATCAAGCGCAGTATGCGCGCCATGGTTGATGCAGAGTATGGCGCCGAAGGTCTGGCCGCACGCGGACGCGAATACGCAAAGGCAACGCTCACTCAGGAGGTCAACCAAGGCACAACTGGAATCAAGCTCGAGGTGCTGACGCCGGAAGAGGTCAACCGTATGGCGGCCGGCGTAAGCGAAGCTGACTTGATTCGCGAGCGCTGGGAAAAGGACGCCGCGTGGCGCGACCAAGCGATCAACGACCGCGTCGATCTGCTTAACCAAGAGCGACTGGCCAAGGGCGAGATGGAGTGGGATTGGGCGCGCGACGAGATTGCGGCCGAGACGTTCAGTGGACTTGGAAAAGGCATCAACTTATCTGGCCTACGCGCCAGCGGGCCGATTGGCAGGGCTTTAGGCGCTGCTTCAACGGTATTTGATGCAATGGGCGCGCGACTGCGCGGCAATGGACGCCTTGAGACGCCAAACAAACTCTTCACCGAAAATCCGCTTTTCGACACGCCGCAGATGCGCAAGGCGGTCAATGACTACGTCAAGATGTACGACCGCTACTTGGTCGGTCTTGAGAAAGAGGGCGCGGTCAAGCAGCGCGGAACTCCCATCGCTCCGACCGGCAAGGCGAGCGATGCCGCGCGCAGCCCGCACACGCGCGTATACAAAAACGGCAACGTCGTTGAGAGCGACCTGTTCATCGAGCGCCCAGACGGGACGCTGGAATTGAAGTCGCAGCAGATGATCAACACGCAGGAGAAGGCCCGCGCTGCTACCCTAAAGTCAATCAACACGCGCGACCGCTTCGTGCCTGAGAATAGCTCCGAATGGGGCGCGCGGCGGCTGTCCAATGGTCGCGTTGAAGTGGGCGGCGCAACGCTGCCGGCGCAGTTTGACTACTTTGTACAGGTGCCGGAATGGCTTCGGCTCAAGGCCCGAGAAATGGAGGCAGAGCGGGCAAATGGTCGCAGCTACTTGTATAGCTACAACGCTATCGGCACCGGAGAGAGCGGAAGCTACAAGATAAAGAACCTCGGCAACGTCGAGGCCAAGACCGGTGAGGCTGTGCCATTCGGTTGGTCGATGTCGAAGGCCAACCACCTGCTCGCCAAGGTCATCGATCTCAATTCGTTCCGCGCAGCGACCATGCGAGCCATCGACAACCAGCAGCTCGGAGAGTTTGGCAACGACATGCGCGCGGTAGAGGCCGGCCTCAAGCAACTGCTCAAGAACTACAACGACGGCGTTCCCGGCGAGACCGGGCTTGGTGTCACACGCAAGAACATCCTCAACGGATTGCTCGGAACCGGCACGGCGATTCACCGCAAAAGCAACCCTGTGTGGCACACGCTCAACAACCAGGGCAGCATCCGCACGTTCCGCTTCGACCGACTCAACTACGCCGAAAAATACGACACCGGCTACTTCCCGCACTACGACAAAATCAATATCAATGCCCTGCCGGACGGCGCCGGACGCATGTCGGTGGACGACTGGATGCGCTTCGACGCCGACCGCCAGCAGACATGGCTCAACAACCGTGCGCGCGAGCGTGGCTACACGAATGCGACCAACTGGGCGAACTCGGACGAGGCCGGCTTCGCGGCGGCTTCGGATGAATACCGCAAGCTGTTCCCGCGGCCGGATGCCCCAGTGGCCGCGAGAGGAAGCGCGTTGCCGGATACTAATCCAATCGAAGACTCCGCGCGCAGAATTCACTCAGTATACGACAAAAACCTTCTCGCCAAAGATCGCGACACGGCGCTGTATCCTCAAAACCCAGTGCCAGAAAGCGTTGTCCTTCCGCCTCGATATGGTCTTGTCGGCAACGCCCCGGGCATGCCGCGGAACTTTACCGAGGTTCGCGAGCTGGTAAAACTTCTCGCTGACCGCGTTGAAGACACGGGCAGGCGCGATGTTCCATTTGCACAGAAGAGCGCTCGCTTTTACTCCGACATGGCCAACGAGGCAGTCAGCCTAGCCGAGATTGTAGACCCACAAGCAACCGGCACCGCGCGCTTTAATCGCGCCGACGAGATGCTGCGCTATTTGGCTCTCGGCAGCCAGCGCACCAATGTTCCTGTCAACAGCACCAAGTCGGCCGGTGCCGCGGCCAGCGTGGTCGGCAACTTTACGGCCGGCTACAAGATGGGATTTGGAGAGGCGCAGCGCGCAACGCGCCAAGCACAAGCTGATTTTAAGGCTGGCAAACACTTCAACCTGGACACCAAGGGCGTGCAGGACAAGGTGCGCACGTTCTACATCAACGGTCTTTCCGAGCTGATTGAGCTGGCACGCAAAAGCGGCGATCGCGCCGCGGTTGAAATCCTTGAGACACGCGCAGCAAAGTCGCTGAAACTGGTTGATCCAAACACTCCAAAGCTAACGCCTGAGCAACTCAAAGAGACCGAGCGAATCTTGGTCGGCAAGGCGACCATCGATATGTGGGATATGGCGGCCAAGCGAGTGGCGGTTCCCGGGTTTATCCTTGATCCGAAAAAGCGCGCCGACCTAAAGCAGCCGTTTGAGTGGACACAAAAAAGCAAAGCGGCAAAAGACACTATCGGATCTCCGAGGTGGGCCAAGGTTGCCAAGGAGCTTGGTATAGATTCGCCAGCAGAGCTTCGCTATCAGCAGGCCAGATCTCTAGGCATCGAGGGCAACTTCGACTGGACCGCGGAGACATGGAAGACCCGCGTGGATAGCGGTGCGCCATTTGCCGGCGGCGACTTCACAACCTACACCGGAAGCACAGACGCTGGGTTATCGCCTGGTGGCGGCGGGCGCCTTTACGATGCGCAGCAAGCTATTGACGGACTGCTGGCCGACGAGCTGAACCGCCGTGGTCTGGCCTCGATGTTTGGTAAAGACAAGCTGTTTGCTCGCAACGCGCAGGAAATTCTTTGGGCCATCGAGAAAAAGGACAATCCGATCCTAGCTAACAACGACCTGTCGCTCTTCGGAGACAGCATTCAGCCGCTAAGGCAAGAGCTGGAGGCAATCGCTGAGAGAGGCGGACAGCGCAACATCCGCGGGGCTCAAGTGCTAGACGCCATGGAGCGCGCATACACGGCAATGGCGATGCAGGAGATGCCGTTCGAGGTGGCGACCGTGGGCACTGGGCGCACTGCGAACGCTATCAATTCTGCTTTGGCGACCATGGAAAAAGCAGGCGACTCACAGGCGCTTGCCAGACTCACCGCACACTTCGCTAATAATCTGGCCGACGAGCTGACTGGCTTGGCGACCGAGCACGGAATGAAGCTGCAGGTCGATTCAGTGAAGACCGACCTCGGCGGATTTACGATGGACGACGGCACCTACACCGAGACGCCGCAGATCACGGCTGTCATTCGAGGCAACACTGCAGACACCAAATATCTAATGCAGGTTGTTAATGAGGCTGTCGAGCAACAGGGCGGCAACCTTTTCCGCCGGCCAAGCGTCAAAGAGCTATATGATCCGGCGGTAGAAAAGCAGCCAGTTGTGTCGTTTGAAACCTCTCAAATGACAACGGCGCAGCGCACCGCCTTTGTCACCGACTTGGCGAAAATCCGCGACAGCAAGGGCAACCGGATATTTACCGGCTATACGCCCTCAGAAAATGGAGTGTTTATCGGCGGTCAGTTTTACGATGGTGACTTTGCGGTCGCTGTTGACAGGCACGACGCCGCAATTCGGGGCGCCATGAAAAAACACGGCGTGTCGGTTATGACCGTCGAAGACATGATCGTGCCATCCTATCGCTCGTCTGACCCGGTTGCTCCGAGCGCATTCCGAGACGCTGTACAAAAACTGTTTTACAACAAGGCCGTCAGTGGCGTTGCAACAGATGCCCCAACCTCAGTTTTGCAGCCTGCAAACGTACAAGCCAACTTGCAGTCTCGCCTAAAGAAAAACGAAGCCATGTTTGCTGGGCGCGACAACCTGGACGCACTGGCCAAAGCAATCAACGAATCTGGCAGCATGTCTGCAGACCAAGCCTTGGCGCGCGTTGGCCAGACCATGCAAATCCCCGGCACCAAGAAAATGCAGGCTGCTTTTTCCGACTACGTCCGCGGCAACCGAAAGAAATACGATGCGCTGCCGGCGGCAGATAAGAAGGCTGTGTCCGAATATATCAAGCAGGCGCGCGAGGAAGCCAAAGCCCTGCGCGACCAAGAGGCTGCGTTTTCTAGGGCCGCAAAAGAGGGCATCAGGAGGCGCCGCTCTGAGATTGCTGACCGCTATGACCCGCAAAGGGCGCTTGACGAGATTGACGCGGCCAGTCTGCTGGGGTATATGGGAGAACTGGAGACAGTGCCATGACGAAAGAACAGCTGCTAAAAAAACAAGAAGAACATCAGCGTGTGCTTGACCGCATCAACGCGAAGTTTTCGCGCCCGGGCGCTTGGACTATCGGCAAAGAGCTGGGCGAGAACGGCGCGTTTGTCGCTTTGGGTCTCCAAAAAGCCGGCATCTCACCGCGGCAAGACGCCAAGTCATCTTAGCTCACCAGCCAAGCGCAACGTGAGATCGGAGCCCGCTACGGCGGGCTTCGTCATTTCTGCCAGACTCCTTGCCAGAGTGGCAATCGGACACAGTAAAGCAATGGGTTACGAATGCGCTGCTCTACCAACTGAGCTACTTCGGCCAAATTGCTTTTTCTCTGTAAAACCAGCTCCCAGATGTGATCTGAGTTGGTTTAAGTTGGTCTGAATTAAGGTATTTTTTGGCAGAAAACATGCCAGAGTTGTGCCGGACTTTTGGCAGGGTGATTTGACAGCGGAGTCTGGCAGCGATACTGCTGCGCCATGGACACGCACAAAATCACGGCGGCCGGTCTGACCGGAAAACTGTACCTCACGTCCGACTCGCCGCGCTGGCAGCTCGAGTTCCGGCACCCGCACACCGACAAGCGGCTGCGCATTTCCACCGGACTGCGCGACCTGACCATGGCCAAGGAGAAGGCCAAGGGCATTATGACCGACGCCGGCCGCGACGGACTTGTCGCCCTGCAGGCGCACGCCCAGCGGACCACGGCCAAGTCTGTCGGTGAGGCGATTGATCATTACTTGAAGGTGAGCAAATTGCCCACCAAGCAGGCCAATGTCAACCGGCTGCTGCGCTTCCTTCGCGCCGTCATCGGCGGCACCAACGAGCAGCTCCGCGCCCAGCCGCTGACAGTCATCTCGCCGGCCAATACAGCCAAGTATCGAACCGAGTACGAGGGCAGCGCCTACAGCATCCGCGGGACGCTGGCCGGGGCGCGCTCGGTCTTTTGCCACCCGCATGAATGGGAAGGCTTTGCCCTGCCCGATTGCATTGAGAAATTCGCCGCGGCGACCACGGGCATCCGCGCGCCCGCCACCACCTTTGAGCGCATTGACCCGAAGATCCTTGAGGCGATGGACGGGGCCAGCAAGCAGCGCGGCGCCGCGATACGAAGAGCCTTCCTATTGACTCGCTACCTTGGCATGACACCCAAGGAAGTGGCGGCGTGCCGGCGGTCATGGGTCGAGGAGCGCAACGACAAGTTCGTGCTCGTCATCATCGAGCGCGAAGGGCTGACGCTGAAGACCGGAGCCAAGCGCGGACGTGCGCTGTCGCTGCCGGAGTGGATGGCCAAGGAGCTGCTCGCTGCGGACGACTACATGGTGACCGGCGCAACCCCCGGCACGCGAAAGATCTTCATGGACCGAGTGTTCAATGCCTTCGTCAGGGAATTTATCCCCGACCGTCCCGCGGCAGCCTACGAGCTGCGCAAGCAGGCTGGCTCCGACATGCTAAACGCTACCGGCAAGATCAGCGTAGTGCAGCACATGCTCGGACACACCGAGCCCTCGACCACGGCGCGCTGGTACGCAGTGTACGACCGCGAGGTCGATGTCGCTGCGGTGTGGGACAGGGCTACGGACTAACAACCAGATCCGCCTTCTTCGCCGGCTGAGGCGGCGCCCAAGGCAAGCTGAAGACAACCCGCGAAGGTATCCTTTGTCCCGGCCACCAGATCTTCGTATCATGCAGTCCGCCGGTCACCGGCACGGCCTTGATGATCGTGAGCAGCGGGCCGGTGAATCCGCCGGTGCTGTCTGCGGGGATCATCACGGTGCATGGCGTAATGCCGACCCACTCTTCGTTCACCATGACCATCATGCCCGAGGGCACGCTGTGGACTGCCATGGCTCTGGCCTTCGGTGCGGTCGGCGGCTCCGGCTTGGGCTCGGGCGCTGTGGCGCAGCCCGCGAGCAAAACAGCCGCAGCGAGCCTAATAAGGGACGTTGTCATCTTCGTGGCACCACTGGGCGATGTCTCGCAGGTTGTCGTCATAAGGCAACACATCGAGCGCAACGCACGCATTCCGCAGGCGGCACTCGCCGTAGGCACGGCGCAGGCCGAGCACGGCGCTGCCGGTGAAGCTGCGGCCGGCGAACCGGAAGGGTTCCGGCGGAAAGCATCCGGTGCCGAGGTAATCGAAGCGCTGGAGGGTCATGCTGCCTCCTCGTATTGTCCAAGGTCCGCGATGTTGCCTCCGGCAGCCATGTCTTTCATCACGGCGCGCGCGGTGGGTAGGTTGTGCAGGCAGACGATGCATCCGACCGTGTTATCCGGCTTGATGTGAGCAACGGCGTAGCGGTCGCCATCCGTTCCTGTCACCCAGTCGCCGCCCTTGTCTCGGGCAAAGACAACGAAGTGCCCCGGCAGCTTGGCATGGCGCGACTTTAGCTCGCAGACATATCCTGCGAGGTCGTTGTGCGGCTTACGGCGGCTCATCGCACCGCCCTCCTCGCGTGATTGATGACCTGCCGCAGCGCAGCCTCGAGTCGCGGCGCGGCGGCGTAGAGATTGGCATTGGTGTGCAACTGCAAGCCAGCCGCGATGAGCTGGCGATACTGGCGCCGATGGCGGCTGCCGTTGATGCGCTCGCCTGCCCACTCACTGGCGGCGAATCCGATGAGGGACAGGGTGCGTGGGCTGATGCGGGTCATGGTTGTTCCTCCGATGGTTTAACGATCCGGCTTGCCGCCTGATAAATGCGGCGCAGTTGATACATGGCGAAGGCAAGCGCCTCCGGTGAGTCTGGCTGGAAATAGGACTCCAGCACTTCGGCTACGGCCTGTCGTTCTGTGGCGTTCATGATTGTTTGGCGAATTGCGAGGCGGCGGTTATGCGGCGGGTCTGGTAACCGCTCGCAGGGTTGCGGAAATACTGATGCAAGTTGCCGTTGGTCATCACTTGACCCGGGCTGCTTTCGGAGTCTGCGGGCGGATAAACCAGCACACGCTTGGTATTGCGACCATCGACTCCGGTCGTGAAGCCGGCGCGCTTCCAGCCCTCAGACTCAAGCACTCGGACTGTGGTTGTTTGTGCTGGCGTCATTGATTTGCCTCGTTTGAAAGAATCCGCAGCGCGGCTTGCAGGTCTAAAACGGCAAGGTGCAAGTTTGAATGCGAAGGCGTGTCGAGTTTGGTCTTGTTGACTTTTTCGATGCGCTCAATAGCCCAGAGGATGCTGTCTTGCGCCGTCCACTTGGGCATTGGCGGAATGGTGATTTTTTTGGCGCTCATGTTAGTTGGCGTTGGCGATCTCATCGCAAAGCACGCGAAGATAGTGGTTGGCTGTCCAAGTGCTGATCTTCTTGCCATGGATGCCGTGAAACAACCGGCAGCTATGCCTGAGCGTGGTGCGGCGGCGGATGCGAATAGGATCATCACTAGGAATCTGCAGCGTGCAGCTGCAGAAGAGCGTAGTGCCACCAGAACGCACGCTGGTGGACGCCGTTTTGCTGTGGCCGAAAAACATGTCGTGCTTTTCCTCTTCCGTTATTTCAAGGCCCAGCGTGCGCCAGTTGCGAATAGTCGCGTTAAAGTCATTCTCGGCCCTGCTGATTTTGCGTGTGTTGTGTGTTTTCATGTGGTGTGTAGCTGCCATTGGCAACTGTTGGCATCTTACAGCATCTGTGTGCATCGTCAATAAAATATTTTGCACCTATTGCAAAATAGTTATTTCTCTCTGTCGGAGAGCGACTTACTGGAGAGCTCTTTCGACTTTTGCCGCGATTCCTCCAACCTGCCGGAGGATCATCGCTCGGAACTGATCGGTGAGCGGACCTCCGAAGGCATCCTCCAAGTCCATGTAGAACTCGAGGGCCACGCCGGTGTATTTGGCGGCGGTGAGGTGTGCGGCCGGAGCGCGGCGCTGTAGACGTGCATGCGTGTTGTCGCTGATGTTAGCGTACACGCTTGCCCTCGAGCCTGCCAAGCGCTTGGTCTTTTTTGTGTTCATTGTGGTGTAGTTGCCTTTAGGCGCATTCATCCTCAAACGGATGCCAACGAATGTCAAATAGGGCGAACAACCCATGCCGCCGAAAAAAGTGTTTGCATTTGTCGGCGGTCGTCGGCACTATCCGCAAATCAATGCAACCCCACGCTGCATCGAACAACTTTTGCCCAGTGATTTTTTATGCCGTCTGTGCCGACAGGTGCCGACACATAGAGACAGACCAACACCACACGATATGACAAACACACCACACCAACTGCTAACCCTGCGCGAAGCTGCTTCGGCTCTTCGCGTCAGCTACGCCACCACCCGCAAATGGGTGATCGAAGGCCGGCTGCCGTCCATCGCCCTTGGCCGGACGACTCGCCGCATACCAGCGCACCAACTCGCGAAGTTCATCGCGGCGAACACGACCGGAGGCAACTAGATGAGCACGCTCGAAGTCCTCACCTATTTGACCGACTCGACCTTCGTCACGACGACGCTGATTGTGGTTGGCGGATTCCTTGCACTTGAATTCATCGAGCAGATCGGAGGCCAGCGATGAGTTACTTCGCCTACGATCAGTTCGACGACCAGCCGACATCGGTGTCGCCCTTTGGCTGCTGCGAATGCGGAGATCCGCAGTGCGATGGCGATGCGAAGTGGCTGGCCAAGGCAACTGCAGACATCGCGGAGCAGCTGGCGGACAGCGTCCCGGGTCTCGACTCGCCGATACTCAAGTTGATCAAGGAGCGCAATGAAGCGCGCCGGCTGTGCGCGCTGCTCGCCGGCTCCTACCCCGACCTCGCGCTGTGCCTCAAGTCGGACAAGGCGCTGACCAATGCCAATGCCGAGATGCATGAGGCGCTGATGACCTACTGCAAGACGAAAAAGCATTGGGACAAACGCAGCTATGAGATTGGAGGCGAGCAATGAGCGAGGCGCTTGAACACCTCGCCGAGATCTGCAGCGAGCACATTACCGAAGGTCTCGAGCGCAGCGCAGAGCTGCGCGCACAGGCGGGCAAGCTCCGCGGCGAGCTGAAGGCCGCCGATGAATACATCGAGCAGCTCGAGGAAGAGATCGCGGACCTGCGGTGTTCTTACAAGGAAGCGCTGCATCAACTCTCCAAGTTGCAGAGGGCCGCGGCGTGATGCGCGAGTGGATCGATAACCTGGCCGACGAGACCGGCGACGAGATCATTGTCATGGACGGCTTTGACGATTGCATCGCCGGCGTTGTCGAGCGCTTCGGGCAGCCGGACATCGTCTGCTACGACCGCGCCCGGGTCATCGATTCACTGCAGCGCGACGGCATGTCGAGCGAAGAGGCTGAGGAATATTTCCAGTTCAATCAAATCGGAGCATGGGTCGGCGACACGACGCCGTGCTTCCTGCGCAAACCAAACACATGACCCTCAGACAAACCGACAACACCAACTTCTGGCGCCTCGTCCAAGCGTACATCCGCGCCGGAGTCCACGACAACTACGGCACCAACCCGCTGGTGCCGACCGAAGCCATGCTGCGCATCTGCCAGCGAATTTCCAACAAGACCAATCCATGACAACCAAGACGCAAACCAACCGTATCCTCCGTTACCTCAAGACCGGCCGCGGCATCACGCCGATGTCCGCGCTGTCACGCTTCAAGTGCATGCGCCTCGCCGCGCGCATCGAGGAGCTGAGAGACGCTGGCATCCGCATCAATAGCCGGATGATGAGCCGCAACGGCCGGCGCTTTGCCTGCTACTCCCTCGCTTGATGCCGTGTCGTTCAAGGAGTGGCGAGCATGTGGTCGCAAGCGGCGATTCCACACCGCAGCACAAGCACGGCGCTGCCAGCCAAAGATGACCGTCTATCAGTGCCAATACTGCGGCCGATATCACCTGACAAAGGGCATCGATTGGTGGGCCAAGCACATCCTGCAACGGAGGCTCGCAGCTTAATGGGCGCGGACAACAGGCTTCGACGGCGCAAACAATTGCCGGACCCGAGTTCGACTCTCGGCGCGTCCATGCTTTGTGCGTGGCCTGTCAGCCACAACGAGTGGCGCGTGCAGTCGCGGATCGGCGCCGTGAGCAAATACCTGCGCAGCTCGCTCAAGCTCGAGCGATGCGCCTGGGCGGTTTGCGGCGGGCATCTGGTCATCTTCAAGGTGCTCGGCACCAAGGCTGATGCGCAGCGTGTCATGCGGAATGTGACCCGCTCAGTTAGGGAGAATTTTACAGAGAGAGCCTCGGGCGATTTTGACCTCAGAGGCGTTTTTATTGACTGACTATGGCAAGACCGCGGACCACATCCAAACCTCGCCCAAAACGAAAGAAGCAACCTGAGCCGGATCGCGAGATCATCAACGTTAACGGCTACACCGGCATGCAGGTGCCGGAAGCCAAGGCCAAAGCAATCGCCGCGGCACACATCGCTGGCATGCCCTCAACGCAGATCTGCAAGGCGTTCAACTGCAACTGGCAGACGGTCATGGCGATAGTGAGGAATAGACCTGAGCTGCTGGAGAAGGCGCGCGAGATCACTGGAAGGAATTGGAAGACCTTGGCCGCTGTTGGCACCGCGGAACTCATTGATCGCATACCGGATATGCGAAATCACGAGCTTACTATCATGTCAGCGGTATCAACGGAGAAATCAGAGCTGTTGTCCGGCGGCGCAACGCAGCGTGTGGAGCACGTCATGGCGCCGGCTGCTGACGCTTGGGAGAGCTTTGTGGCTGGCTTGAAGCAGGCTGACGTCATCGAGGTGGCGTCTGAACCGGTCAGCGGTGCCGCGGCCGAGCCCCAAAAGGCAGCCGCATTGCCCCCAATTGCCACTGATGCCGATGTCTCAGATGCCATAAGTGCCTCGCCATCAACGGCAACGGACTATACCTAAATACAAGATAAATCAGATATAATGCGCGCATACTTGAACATCACAACGCACATTCCTCTGTCGGACGGGGGCGGGGGCGGTCGAGTGTTCTGATTTTCTCTTAACACCCCCACCGATAGCCGCTCCCGAAATTTTTAGCAAAAACACTTATGATCAACCAGCTAATAAAGAAAACCGCCGAAACCTTTAATAAGCCAACCGTTAGTCAACCCCTGACTAACCCCGAAGCCCCCTCGCCTACCAAACCTTCAGTCGAGCCGGCGCCCATCGACAACTCCCCTCGCGGTCTTGCCAAAGCCGCCGCGGAGGCCGCCGGGTTCGTGCTCGGCGAGCAATACCAGGGCGTCACGTCGCGGAACAAACCGGCCAACGCAAAGCTCCTCTGGGCAGCAGTGGACAACTGGGGTGATCCGGTGCTCTTCAGCGTGCAGAATTCTGCTGACTGGTCTGCCTCGGAGCGGATCTGGGGGCACTACGCCGGGCCGGATGCGCAGGGGCGTTTGCAGTTCGAGAATCGCGAAGGCATCCGCCGGAACAAATTCGGGAGGCGGCGCTGATGGGTCGCCCCGAGCGAGACTGGGCGTGGCCGCTCAAGCTGGCGCCGATGGACAAGCTCGTCCTGTTGGCCATGGCTGAGATGGCCAAGAACGCCGAGGTGTATGCCAGCAAGGGCAAGCTGTCGGCCATGACCGGGATCACCGCTCGCCGCGTTGGCGACGTGGTGCAGCGCTTGATTGCCGCCGGATTGGTCAAAAAGGTCCGCGACCATCGCATCGAAAACGGTAAGCGGAAGGCATGCGACTATGTCCTGTCGGTGGCCATTATTGATGACGCAGCGTCATCGATGACGGAGCGTCATCAAGGACGTGGCGTCATCACTAGTGGTGACGCAGCGTCATCATCATTGGTGACGCAGCGTCATCCCAACCTAAAGAACCAAAAGGAAACCCAAAATACACACGGCTCGGACGCTGGCGCATCCAAGCCTGTTCGTTCCCAAAAACCCAAGTTTGACCCCGCAGCAATTTCACTCCCGCATGGTAATGCGCTCTCAGCGGCTTGGGCTGAGTTTGCCCAGCACCGCCGCGAGATCAAGGCGCCGCTGACCCCGACCGCAGCAAAGCGCATCATCGACGACCTTGCCTCGGTCAACGAGCGCGCCGCCGTCGAAGCCCTGCGCAAGAGCGTGAAGCACAGCTGGCGGGGCGTGTTCGTTGACGCTCCTAAGGACGCTCCCAAGGTCGTCCCAATCCGCACCGGCCCAGTGCAGCCCTCGGAGGCCGAGCGGAGGATGCTGGAGATGGAAGCTCGGATGAAAGGAGCGGCATGACGCAGTCGGTGATTTTTGCAACCCCTGACAGCGACATCGCTCCGGTGACGGAGGATGCGGCGATTCAGCCGGCCGATGCGCGCGACCGGAAGGACGAGGAGCAGCAGCGCGGCGACATTGCGGAGTGGTTGTTTTGCATCGCGGCGCGGGAGCGTGGCTATCGGGTCCGGCATCTGGGCGGCGGATGCAAGGGATACGACGTGATCTTGGAGCGCGACGGACTCCGGCCGATGTTTGTGCAGGTCAAGCACACGCTCCTGCGCACCAACGACGGAAGCAGGTTCTACCGGATCTCAAACAATGTTGCCGGGAAGACCTATGATTTGAGCGCCTACGACATCTTGGCGGTTTACATGTGGGACCGCGGCGACTGGGTCTTTTTCACGCGCTCCGAATTGGGCGACCGCGGATCAACAAGCTACACGCCACCGGAGCTGCGTATGCGTCAGGCAAGAAGCCATGCCTGCGACAACCGCGCTCCCAACAATTGGGAACTTCTAGACGCCCTCACTGCGTCCCTCTGCGCATGAAAACGCTGATCCTCTCAGTCTCCCGCAACGACACCTACAGCGGCGGCTGGGTCGCCGGCATGGTCGGCGCCATGACCAGCCCGCACTTCGGCGGCTGGCTCAAGATGGAGCACGAAAGCGATATCGCACGCGGCCGGAGCAAGCTCATGTGCAAGGCGCTCGAGACCCGCTTCGACAACTTCCTGTGGATTGATGACGACATCCACTGGACCCGCGAGCACTTCGATGCGATCAGCGAGTTGCCGGTAGACTGCGCCGGCGGCGTCTATGTGAAGCGGCATGCGCAGAGCCGCGAGGTGTGGAACGACGAGCTGGGCGAAGCGTGCCCTGGGCATCCTGATGTGGTGCAGGTCAAGGAGGTCGGCACCGGCTTCCTCCGCGTGACCCGCCGCGCCGTCGAGCTACTCAAGGGCCGCGTGCCCGAGGCTCCGGCCAGCGGATTCACGCACTACTTTGCTGCGGGTGTCACTGCGGACGGCGCCTATCTCTCGGAAGACTACGCCTTCTGCGCTGCGCTGCGCTCGGCCGGCGTTCCCATCTGGCTGCATCGTGGCATCAAGCTCGGTCATGTCGGCACGCAAATCTACCGGCCATGAAGACCATTAGCATCGTCATGCCGCTCTACAACGACGCCTTTAACGTGCGCCGCGCGCTGGACTCCGCGGTGTCCCAAGGCGCCGACGAGGTGGTTGTCGTTGACGACTGCTCGACAGACGGCAGCTACGAGATTGCCTGCAACTATCCGGTGCGCGTCATCCGGCATCCCGCGAAAAGCGAAGACCACAACAAAGCCCTTGAGCCCATCATCGAATCGCTGACCACCGACTACGTCATCTGTCTCGCCTCGGACGACTGGCTCTATCCCGGCATGGTCGCCGCCGTGCGCCGCGCCCTGTCGGCTTCGCGCGGAGAGCCCGGCATCATCTCCTGCGAGTTTGACGCCGTAGACAAGGACGGGCAGCTCATCCGCACCAACCGCTTCTCGCCGGTGCAGGTTGAGTTCACGCCGGTGACTTATCGCGCGTACGCAGCGAACTTCACCATGCGCCCCGCCAGCGGATGCACAGCAGCATTTCGCCGCGACATGCTCGTCTGGCTGCAGCGCGAGGACTACGCCTCGCTCGGGCCATGGGCCGACATGTGGGGTTGCCTGCTGGTCAGCCTCATCGCTGGCGCTGTGTATGTGCCTGGCCCGCTCGGCGCCTTCACCATGCGCGGTGACAGTTACTCCGGCAGGATCTGCCGCGACCCGATTCTGCGCGCCAAGTATCTCAAGGCCGCCGAGGCGTTCCTCCTGCGTCCGGCCATCATGCCGATAGCCCAAGGAGTCAAATTTTGCATTTAGGACTCATGCAACAATTCTCAATACCCGTATGGCCTAGGACAGCGGATGTCCGACCCCCTCTGCAATATTGAACTCATATTTATGCAAACCCGCAAAAAACCCAACAAGGTCGCCAAGTCGTCTCCGGCGAAGAACCGCACCCTCAATGTCAACGTCGAGTATGTCGAGGAGATCGCCGATGAGGCTATTGCCACGATCATGGCCCTGCGCGCCTTAGTCCGACAACTCGCCATGGAACTGGAGGACCGCAAAGATGCACGCTAAGAACGGTCGGCCGATCAAGATCGAGGAAGGTCTCCCGGGCTATCCCCGCGGGATGAACCACCTGCTCATCCACGCAGCCTGCGACCGCTTCCTCGCGTCCCGCGGACTGCTCAACACCGACCCGACTGGCCGGCGCTTGGCTTGGCTCTTTGGAAAGCGGAGGACCGCGAAATGAGCGTGGATTTCACAGTCGGCGAGGTCGGCTTCGGTCCCGCTTTCGGCGACCGCAATGACTGCGAAGTTGAGATGCTGGAAGCGCAGCTCGCCGAGAAGCAGCGGCACATCAATGCCCTCCGGCGCGTCCTGCAAAAGTGCGCGGCGCTGTCGCCGGAAATCAGCGATTTGAAGCACGAAGTTTTGCTCGAAACCGCACCGGAAAACCATTGACTTCGCTGCCAATGTTTGCCAACATTTGCCAACAGACGCCAAGACACCACGCAGCACCCCAGTGTCATGGATGACAAACCCACAGAACCACACCTTCACATCACACCATGGATGCTCGAATCATTCGATCTTGTAGACCGCGCGTGCGACCGCTGGCTGCGTCGTCGCGCACAACTTCGGAGGCGCGCAAGTGAACATCGCGCTGACACTCCTAATGCTCATTTGGCTGATCTGCGCCGCACTGGTGGCGACATCGCTAATTGAAGACGACGACGACTTCGGAGGAATGGCATGAAGAAACAAATCGTACCCAACGCACCGGAGGTCGAAGCCGCTGTGCTCGGCGCCTTGATGTCCGAGCCCAACATGATCGACGAGGTCACCGGTCTGCGCGACGAGTTGTTCTTCACGCCCGCGCACCAGCTTGTCTTTGCGACCATCCGCGACATCCGCAGCAGCGGTGGCGTGCCGAACGTCATCGCTGTCACGCAAGTCATCGATGCCGCCGGCCGCAGTGAATTTGTTGGCGGTCCCGGCGTCCTCACCGAAATGCTTTCCAAGTCTGCCGGCGGTCCCGCTGCTGTGGAATACCATGTGCAGACCCTGCGCGACCTTCACGCGCGCCGCAGCATCCTGAGCGCCGCGCAGAACATGCTCGCTGCGGCAGCCGATATGTCGCAACCGGCGGACGATGTCCTACAGCACGCTGGAGAGTCAGTGCTTTCGCTTTCCCTCGGCGCATCCACCGACAGCATGCGTCCAGCCAGCGCCATCGTGCCAGGAATGCTCGACGAATTGGAGAAGCTGATGACGCCCGGGCAGAAGCTCGGCGTCGAGACCGGCATCAAGGCATTCGACTACATGACCGGAGGACTGCGCGGAGGCCAGCTCACCATCGTTGCCGGTCGTCCGGCCATGGGCAAATCGGCCTTCATGCTCAACATTGCCGAGAACATGGCCCGCAGAGGCGTTCCGGTTCTCTACTTCTCGCTCGAGATGCCGGCCAACGAATTGAGCACCCGCGTTGTGCTCTCCCGCGCCGAGACCAACATCGAAGTGATCCGCAACGGCTTCCTCGATGCCGCCAGCAAGCGCCGGATCATGGATGCCTCCGCGCAGTTTTCTTCCGAGCCTATGTATGTGGATGACCGCGGCGGTCTAACCATGCTGGACATCCGCGGGCGCGCTCGCCTTGCCGTCCGCCGCTGGGGAGTGAAGTGCATCTTCGTCGATTACCTGCAGCTCGTCTCGCACACCGGCGCCCAGTCGCGTGAGAACGAAGTCGGCTTTGTTTCGCGCGGGCTCAAGGCGATGAGTATGGAGTTGAACATCCCGGTCGTTGCCGCCGCCCAGGTCAACCGCAAGGCCGAAGACCGCAGCGACAACCGCCCAAAAATGTCCGATCTGCGCGAGTCCGGCAGCATCGAGCAGGACGCCGACCTCGTCTGCTTGCTGCATCGCCCCTGCTACTACGCAGCAGATCAAGAAACCGAGCCCGATCCGCAGGACGCCGAGTTGATCTTGGCCAAGCACCGCGCCGGAGCCACCGGCAAGGTCAACTTGGTTTGGCGTCCTCGCCTCACCCGCTTTGAGAACGCCGCCCTCGGCAACCGGATGACAGACGGCGAGGTCTTCGCGCCTTCACCCAAACTCTGGGAGGCGATCAACGAATGATCAACTCCCGCCAGAAAGGCGCCACGTTCGAGCGCGAGGTCGCCAAGGCGTTGACCGCCGAAGGTTTTCCGGCAAGGCGCGGCGCACAGGTCACGCAAGGGTCTTGGGGGCTCTCTGCGCCTGACGTGATTGTGCCGTGCCTGCCGGACTTTCACTTCGAGTGTAAGCGCCACGGTCGCGCTCGCTTCGACCTAGATGCAGCGATCAGCCAAGCCGAGCGTGACGCCACGTTCCCGCAGATCGCTGCGGTCATCCATCGCAAGGACAACTGCCGAAAACTCGTCACGCTGACTTTCGAGGACTTCTGCAAGGTGCTCCGCAACTCCGACTTTCCTATCCAACCAAAACAACCAACCGAATAATATGGCATCAAAAACCGTAACAACACCCGCGGGCATTGCTCGCTACCCTCACCTCAACGCGCCCGACCGCAAATACGCAACAACGGAAGCTCCGCACGGCGTATATAAAGTCAACTTGGAGATGTCCAACGAGGACGCCGCCAAGTTCATTGAAGCGATTGAGGGCAGCTTCAGTGAGTTCGTCGCCGAGAAAAAGCGCGAGCTGAAGAAAGACAAAATCAAGCTGTATGACTTCCCTTGGGCAGAAAACGACGGCATGACACAACTCAAGCTCAAGGTCAAAGCCATGGGCAAGACCAAGGACGGCGAGGAGTATTCTCGTCAGCCCAAGATCTTTGGGGCTGATGGCAAACCGCTCGAGGCCAACATCGGCGGCGGCAGCCGCATCAAGGTCGCTGTGGTGCCTTACTTTTGGTACACGGCACAACTCGGCGCCGGCATCACCCTGCAGCCGAAAGCTGTTCAGGTGCTCGACCTCGTCACCTGGGGCGATGGCGCAAGCGCCCAGTCCTACGGCTTCGATGTTGAAGAAGCGCCACGCTCCGCGGTCAAAAACGGAACCAATGACAGCGAGGAGTCAATCGAATGGTAACGCAATGGGAAACTCTAGCGGAGTGCGCTGAAAGACTAAGCGTTAGCAAGCGGCATCTGCGCGGCCTAATGGATCAAGGTCACATCCCGTTTTACCGCATCGGGAAGCGGCGCCTCGCTTTAGATCCACGCGAGGTTGATCGGGCCATTGAGGAAAAGTTCCGTCAAGGAGCCAAATAATATGCCAAGCAAAACACCACGCAAGGCAACTTCACGCAAGGGCAAGGCGACTCCGGTCGCCGAGCCCGAGCGCTTCACCGCGGACGGCAAGAAGATCGTCAAGTTGCAGAAGCTCCGGTCACACCAGAAATACCTGCTCAAAGACGGCACGCAAGTTCCCGGCGCCAGCACAATCGCCAAGCTCGGCGATGACGGCTCCTCGCTCATTCACTGGGCTTGGGATCTCGGCAACCGCGGCATCGACTACCGGAAGGCACGCGATCAGGCGGCTGACATCGGCACCATCGCTCACTTCCTGATCGAATGCTTCCTGCACAATCACGAAGCCGACCTGTCGGAGTTCTCCGCGGCCGACATTGAGAAGGCGCAGATGGCTTTCCGCAACTTCAAGACATGGTGGGATGGCGAAGGTCTGACCATTATTGAGCCGGAAGTGCAGCTCGTCAGCGAGCAGTGGCTCTTCGGTGGAACCATCGATGCGCCGTCCCGGGATAAGGACGGCAAGATCGTCCTGCTCGACTGGAAGACCAGCAAAGGCATCTGGCCCTCGCATAAATTCCAGCTCGCTGCCTATGAGCAGCTATGGAACGAGCGCCGACCGGACATGAAGGTGCAGCGCCGGGGCGTTGTCCGCATCGGCAAGGAGTCCGCGGACGACTTCGAGGTTGCCTGGATGTTTAGCTCGGAGCCCGAGTGGAGCGTATTCCGCGCACGCCTAGACCTCTACTACGCGCAGCTTCGTTATAAAAAAGCCGCTTAGTTTGTAATGCCTCAACGCAAGTCCATCCGAATCATCCGCCGCAAACTCGGCCGCGAAAAGGCTGATGGGCTGACCATGGGCGATGGGAAAGTCTACATCGACCCGCGGCAGTCCGGTGCGGATGAGTTGGACACGGTTTTGCATGAGCTGCTGCACCATGTTTGCCCCGACATGAGCGAAGAGGCTGTCGCCGAGAAGTCCGCCGTGATGGCGAGGTCGATGTGGAGAGACAAGTGGAGGCGCGTCCACGAATGACCGCCGCCGGATTCATCCTCATCGGCCTCGCTGCCGGCATGATGATCGGCGCCCTCGCCGCTTACGGCTTCATGTTCGTCTGGGCGGTCAAATACGGAAAAGAAAACGAAGGAGAAGAATGAAAAAAGGACTATACGCAAACATCAACGCACGCAAAGCCGCTGGCACATCGCGCCCGAAAAGCAAATCAACCGTGGACCCAAAGGTCTACTCAGCGATGAAAGCGCAGCGCGGCGACTTTAAGCCCAAGAAAAAGTAATGGCCGGCAAGGGTGACACGCCGCGCAAGGTTGACGGCGAGAAGTATCGCAAAAACTACGAGGCGATCTTCACCAAGAAGACCAAGAAACCAAAGAAATGACATCCGCCGTCCTCATTGCCCTGGTTGGGCTGATCTATTTCGCTGTCGCGGTCGATCTCGGCCTCGTTCAGCACAAGTTTTGGCACGGATTGATCTGGTTTGGCTATGCGGTGGCCCAGATTGGGCTTTGGAAGATCACGATAGCGCACTGATTTATGACAAGAGCAAGAGACATGTGGGATTTGACCATCGAGCCGGATGATCCGGCCCCGGTGAAGACGAAGATCAAGGCGGCGAAGTCGCTTTTGCAGGAGGCTTTTGGCGAGCGGTCTGCGGATCGCATCAAAAAAGGCGGCAAACTGCTCAAGGCGATCGCCGAGCGTAAGGCAAAGAAATGACTTTAACTGACGGCATCAAAGGTTCTGCAGCGGTCGTGGTTGCTATGTGGTGTGGCGAAAACCGGCCGAGAAGCAGTGGTGTGAACCAGCGGAGGCGACTGCAGCGAACCTCCGCGCCGTCACATATTTGATGATCCACGAATTCCAGCGCATCGTCCCGGTGGAAACGCCGGTCGGCTACGGCAGCCTGCTCTACGTTGAGTCCGGCGGGCCGCTGTCGAATGACATCTTCGCTGTTGTGCTCGAGGACGGCGGCAAGATCCGGCACTTCCGCTCGGATCAGGTGAATGTTTTGGAGAATCCGACGATGGACATCGTGGGTCAGGAATCTAAGGGCGCCGGCAAGGCTTAACAAAACGGTCTGGGGAGACCGTGCGCTGACCTGTCGGCGCCCTTTTACAACTTAGGAGAGGGGCGCCGCGGAGACGGCGCAGAGGAATGGAAGAGAACGCACATAAGTCGCGCTTTAAGCCGACCCAACATCCGGTCATGCAGATCGACGCCGATCTGCTCGCCAAGCTGGGGCCGGAGAAGGGCTGGGAATACTTAAAGACGAGAGAAGAGCTGATCGCGCGGGAGGCCGCCGATCCGTTCAGATTCGGCTACGTCCCGCCGGTCTGGAAGCGCGCCAGCGAGCTACTTGAGAAGCACCGCGAAATCCTCGTCATGGGCGGAAACCGCAGCGGAAAGACTGAGTGGGCAGCCAAGGAAGTCATCAAGACGCTGTACAGCAAGCCCGGAGCAGTCGTCTGGTGCTTTCAAACGACCGCTCCAAACTCAATCGAGTTGCAGCAGCCTCGCGTCTGGAAATACATGCCGCCGGAGTGGCGCAATGCCAGAAAATCACAGGTCACAAATATAACCTATTCGGTGAAGGGAGGGTTTACAGAGGCCAAATTCGTGACACCCCAAAACAGCATATGCGTCTTTCGCAATTACGCCCAAGACCCAAGCACGATTGAGGGCGGTGAGGTTGACATGTGTTGGTGCGACGAGCTGGTGCCCTTGGATGTCCTCGAGACGCTCCGGTTTCGCCTAGTAGACCGCAACGGCAAGCTCGCCGTGACATTCACGCCGGTGCAGGGCTGGTCGCCGACCGTTGCGGACTACCTGAGCGGCGCCAAGAACGTGCAGGAGGCTGACGCCGAGCTGTTGCTGCTCAAAAACGACAAGGGCGAAGTCTCTGGCTACGAGAAGGTGCCGGTCGAGCAGATCAATCCGAAGGGCCGGCCGATCATTTACTTTCACACGCAGAGCAATCCTTGGGCTGGTTGGTCGCGCATGCGCAAGGAGCTGCAGAGCGAGACCAAGGAAAAGATCCTCACGCGCGCGTATGGCGTGCCGACAAAAGCTATCGCCGGCCGCTTCCCGCTCTTCAATCCCAAGGTGCATGTCATCCGCGCCGCGGACGTTCCGCAGGGCACTCGCTACCACTGGGTCGATCCGGCGAGCGGCAAGAACTGGGCAATGATCTGGACTGTCTTTGATCCATCCGGTCGCATCATCGTATACCGCGAATGGCCGAGTCAGACCGACTACATTGAGGGAGTCGGCTATGCCGGAGAGTGGGCGCTGCCGGACGGAAAGCTGCTAGACGGTCGCCCTGGTCCGGCGCAGGCCGACTTCGGATTCGGTCTGCAGCGTTACGCCGAGGAGATCCGGCGCGTCGAGGACGGCGAAGAGATCTACGAGCGCTGGATGGACAGCCGCTATGGTCACGCCCGCACGCTGGCCAAGGAGTCTCCGACAACCCTGATCGACGAGATGGCCGAGCTGGATATGCACTTCACGGCAACCCCGGGCGATAGCATCGATGAAGGCGTCAGCATGATCAACGATGCGCTGTCATACAACCCCGAAAAGCCGGTGGACGCGCGCAACCAGCCGCGGCTCTACATTTCGGAGAACTGCAAAAACGTCATCTACGCGCTGCAGACTTATACTGCGGCTGACGGTAAGCGCGGCAGTGTTAAAGACTGGATCGATCTTCTGAGATACGTCTGCCTCTCGGACGCCATGTTCGTGGACGGCGGAACAATGAAAAGCCGCGGAGGCGGCAGCTACTGAACCATGAAAATAGACAAAGCAAAAATGGCGTGCAACAAGCCGCGCCGCACACCTAGCCACCCAACCAAGTCGCATGTCGTCAAAGCCTGCGGCGACGATCTGCCGGTCGGCGGCAAGTTGATCCGCTTCGGCCAGCAAGGAGTGAAGGGTTCGCCGGACGGCAGTGCGCGCAACAAGGCATTCAAAGCGAGGCACGCCAAGAATATTGCCAAAGGCAAAAGCAGCGCGGGTTATTGGGCCGCGAAGGTCAAGTGGTAGCGTGACTACGCTCGACCGCCGTCAGCCACCGCCGCCGGAAGACTGGGCGTGTTGCCCGAATGGTCACCCGCTCTGCCAAGTGTGCGACAAACCGCTCACCCATAAATTTCTCCGCGATCCGCAACTTGGGCCGTGCTGCCTCGAGTGTGCGCCACACGTTATAGCAGCCGACAAACTCCTGTATTGGATGAAGCTAATCAAATGAACATATGTCTACGCCGTAAACATGTCCTCAGCGACATGTATAAAAAACCCGAAGATTTCGACACATCCGCCGCGCTGGCCTTCCCGCGCGAGACGGCACCGGCGGCATTCGTTGCCGTCATGCTCAATCTGCAAGACCGCATTGCCGACGCCACGCTGCTCGCCAGCAACATGGCCACCGCAAAAGACCCCGGCCTGCTCGCCCACGCCGCGGGGCAATTGAATGCGCTGCAGGAGCTGTGGGACGACATTGAAGCCAAGCGCGCAGAGGCGAGTAAGTTGGCATAGATGTCGCGGTTCTGCCATAGTGCGGCCATGCGAAAGGACAGAGCACACTTTCTGGCTTCACTTAGCTTCTTGGTTGTCTACGCAAGCATCATGGCAACGCTGTGGACGGCGGTTGGCGCTTACGTCGGGGATTCACATTGGGGCTGGATTGTGCTGTCCGCCGCCGTCCTAGTAGCAGGGTTTGCCAGCACGCTCTACTTCGACAGGAAGTGGATGCGGTAGTTGTCGTAA